GGATACGTTCTACGAGTTTGTCGTCGCGGTAGTTGGGGTATATGTTCAGGCCCTGCGTGTAGTTGCGTACCGTCCGGCACAATTCCCCCGGCCCTTCCTTATCCAGCTCTGGAAAGAGGGTAGAGTTATTGTCGAGGTAGTCTATCAACCTCTCGATATGAAAGAGGCCGAGGTCCTTCGCGCGGTTCATTAGCGGCTTCATATCGCCGTACGTGGCCGCGGTGCTCTGCTCGGAGTCCATTACCGTCACGCCATTGTTCACGATACGAACCCGGATGAAAGGCAAGCATTCAGAGAAGGCAAGCTGAACCAGGGCCGGGGCGATATAGGAGTCCATCAGCGCCTCGTCGTTGCCGGTTATGGTTCCGGCTTGGACCTTGGCCGTGAGATCATCGTACAACGATTGCCCCAACGTCGGGAGGATATGCATCTCCTGCGCAAGGCGGATGTAGGGCTGTAGGATTTCGTCGTCTACAGACCCACCGAGAGCGGTCTCCTTCTTGAGCTTTGCCGGAGAAATAAAGAGGATGAGGTTCGCCATTATCTCGGAGTTGTAAAGTCACGCGGTTCGAGGAATCCACGGTTCACCATATCGCGGGGGCGCTTGGCCACGAGTGGGTCTTGCGGCTTCAGGCGCTCGGCGTCGGGACCGGCGGCGCGGATGATGCGCTGGGCCTCGTTTACGCTTACGCGCTTGTTGTTTTTCTTGAGGTACGTCCTACGCTGCCAGAAGTGACGGCACGATCCGCCCCCCTTGTATTTCAGGAGGTCGTAGGTATCGGCTCCGCCTGGACCCCATCCGGGGTTTACGGCACGCTGGGAGGCTCCTTCTATGTCCTCCTTGCGGTACACCTTCCCCGCTGCGACCATCTTCTTGCAGAATTCGCGGGATTTAGCGTCTGCGGTATCCGGGGCGTAGGCGTAGCGGACCTTGATGAGGTCGGTATCTTGGTTGGACTTGCCGGCAGGGTTGGAACTGGGCACCCGCGCAAACGTCCAGAGGGCGTCGAGCTGGGCTTCCATCGCCTCGTCGTATTCCCTTGCGTCTATGAGCTCGTATTCTTCGTCCTCGTCCTCACCTAATGCGATGAGAAACTCCGCCGCTTGGCTGAGGTCCTGCGCGCTGAAACTTTGGGCCACCTCTACGCCTTCTTTTTCCTGCTCGTCTTCGCCTTGCGCCTTGACTGCACCGACATCGATGAAGTCGGCGGGCTTGAGGGTAGAGAAGTAGAAGTCTAGGTCGATGCCGTTGACGTTAAACACTACCTGCAACCCATCTAAGAGGGTGCGCTGGTAGGGTTTAATTACCGTATTTTGGAAGAGGCTGAAAGAGTCCCGCAATTCCTCGGCGTTATTCCCGAACCCGGAGCCATCGCCACGGATACCGAACAGCAGAGGAGAGGTAACCCGGTGACCGGCCAATATCTTGGTCGTGCATTCCTTGGCCAAGAACTCGTACATCCCATCGTTATCGTTGGGGTTGACCGGCGTCAACTGGGGAGCCGAATCCGAGCCATCATTGAACGAAATGAGCAGCCGCCCGGCGTTGCCCGATCCGCTGAACTTGTCGTTTACGTGGCGCTCGATGGTCCTGCGCTCCTCGTCAGTAGGCACGCCGTTATTGAACGACAAAAGCATCGACGGGAAGAGGCCGTTCTTGATGTTGTTGAGGTGAAATGTGCTGATCTCCCGGTCCAGCTCCACGTAATTGGTAGCCCCGACGTAATCGGGAAGACCGTAATAGAATATCCCTGGTTGGTAGGCTTTGATTTGATACACCACCGCCGCCTCGGTCCTATCCTCAAGGTCGAGGGCTGGGTATTTTACCGGCGCGTAGCGGGGTTCCCGCATGCGGCTCCAATCCGGGGAGACGTAGTAGCAATCAATTTTCCCTTGAGCGTCGGCGATGCCGCTCCTGACTGTATGGGCGGGCAAGAAACGGAGCTCGGCTACCTCCGTCCGGACGCGGTTCCAAATGACCTGCACGTAGCACTGCCCGTAGAGCTTCAAATCGAAACACAACTGCCGGAGGATGTCCTCGTCGGAGTTCTCGAAGAGCTTCTGCGTCTTGAGCCATTGGTCGGGCTTCTCCTCCCGGTCCGTGGCTTCGAGGCCCTCGCCGTAGATCATCTCCGAGACGCCGTTTACGACGGCCGCCTGGATACTCGAACCGAGGTACAGGTCCCGGAGGTAGGAGCCGTAGAGGTTGTCGAAGCCATAGTCGACCCAATCGCGCCCGGTCTTCTCTTGGAAGAGGGGCAGCTCGTGGGTGGGCAACCCGAAGACGTTGAACTCGTGCTTACTCATAGTACGTGAAGGTTGAGGCGGCGTCGGGATGGGCTTCGTAGGTTGTCTCTTGGTACGCTTCCGTCGTTGTCGTGGCATCTTCTGTCAATAATAGTCCGCCGTCTTCCTTGGCCAGATATGCTCCGGCCTCGGTGAGTAGGATTCCCGTCTGTCCGCCGCGCGTAAGGTAGCCCAATCCCTTTTCAAGGATAACATCCGTGGAAGAGATAGCCCGCACATCCGACGAAGAAGACCGCTCGACGACACGGTACTGGATGAAGCCCTCCGGCCACTGCGCCCCGCTTAGGTCGGCGGAGGTATCGGCGGCGGTATCGGATGAGTCGAAGACGAATGTCGTGTACCGGTCCGTTACCGTCAGCGTCTTGGCGTTGACCATCACCACCTTGTCGGTCGTGAGGCTCGTCAGCTCCAGCCCCAGCGCCTGAATAGTAGGACCGTAGAGAGCTACGTTCGCCGCGCCCCGTTTTTCCTTCGGGGTGAGGTAGATCGTATTCTCGATATCGCTGGAGTAATTCTGAAAGACGAGGATCATCTAATACCGGATATAAGAAAGGGCCGCCATTGGCGACCCCTTCCATAAACACACAAAGCGAACGGAGATTACCCGGTCGTAATCGTAGGATTGGCTGCGGTCGTCAGGTTGTCGAACGGATAGTCCGCCGTACCGACTCCGGCCGTAGGCTCAATCAAGTAGTAGGGGGCAGCCTCCCGACCCGTGAAGGTAAGGGTGCTCCCGGACATCTCATTGCGTGCCGCCCCCGAAGTCAGGGTGCCGCCGTTGAGGTCCATTCCATGCGTCGCCCCAAAGAGGAAGACGTTATCGTTATTGTCCAGGACGAAGATCTGCGAGCGGTTGCGGCTGATGAGGCGCAGTTGTTCCGGGTCGGCCTCCGTATGCTTTTGGAGGACGAGGTTCAGAGTCTGCTCAAACAGCGAGGCCCCCGTCGCGGGGTCGCTCTGGACGTTGACGGTGAAGGAAGACAGGTCCGGACGGAGGTCGTACTGGAGTACGGTCATCGTCGGAAGGTCCGTGATGGTGAACGTCTCTCCCGCAGTGGTAGAAACGGTCGCCGAACCCGCTGTGCCGTCACCTGTTCCGGCAGCGGTCACAAGGCCCTCCGCGAAGGTCGAGGCGAAGAATACCTTCGTCAGACCTCCGAGAGCGTCCTTGCAATCCAATGCGCGGCCGAGGGTGATAGTACAGGCCATGTATCAGCTGAATGCGAATCCAACAACACCGTCCGTAGGAACGGCAGTCTGCACGCCAGCGGCGAAGTCCATAGAGACCTTCACGTTATCGCTACCGTCGTACTGGTAAACAGGAATCAAAGAAGCGGACTCGTTGCCGGTGTAGGCGTTCGTTCCGACCACGATGTTATCGGGGTAGGTGAACACGATCACGTCGGCGGTGTTCGGGATACCGGCAGTCGGGTAGACGGGGTATCCGAGGTAGGTCACCGTCTTGAGGTCGCGGTTGTAACCGAGGTCGGTACCCTGCTGGGCGATGGCCTGCTGCATGAAGGCAAACGCTTCGTAGGAGATGTAGAATCCAGCTCCGTCCTTGGCGAGGATGCCAGGGGTAGCGGCGACAGCTGCAAATACCTTATCCATCTCACCGAGAATGTTGGCGGCGGTAAAGGCGGCAGCAACAGCGGCCTCGGTGAAGTCCTTCATAGCGGAGGCGTCGATTCCGGCCTCGTCAATTACTCCGTCGTTAGACAGAAGACCCAAGCCCCAAACGGCACCGGCGTCTCCGGCCCACATCAGGCTCTCGAGGTTCTCGGCGGTCTTGGCGGCTACGGTAGCCAGCAGGAACTCGGAGAAGTCCGGCGGGATCTGACCGTCACGGCGCATACGGCCCTGAGCGGCGATAAACGTCGGGAAGATGGTTCCGCGGCAAACGGTCTCCTTCACCATCAAGTCGTTCAGGGTGAGCACCTGCTCCGTGAGGCTGGTGTTCGCTCCGTCCGTTCCGGCACACGCGGCCGCTTGGATGGGGTCGGTGATGTTGAGGTTTGAAACTACCGCCTTGTGGACTACCCCCTCGATGAGGCGGGCGCGGTTGTTTGCGATGGTCTCCGCGCCTGTGACGGCGGCGGTAACATACGGCAACGCCAATTCACCCGCGTAGGTGTTGTCCGTTACCGTGATGTCGAAGTTGTACTTCTGGGACTTCATGAGAAATTTGAAATGATGTTGAAGGCACGATCGACGCCCTTCAGGTTGGGGTTGGTTTCTTTCTTGAATTCTGCCTTAGGCAAAACGCGGTCCGGGCTTGCGGCCGGGGCCTCCTCCAATTTGGCGAGGCGGGTATTGATAGCTTCGAGGGCGATAGCCATCTCATGTGTGAGGTCTTGCAGGTGGCTCGACATCTCGACGGGCTTCTCCTCCTGCATCTCCTCCTTCTCTTCGTGCTCGGCGGCCTCGACCTCGGCGGGGGCCATCGCTTCCTTGACCACCTCGACAATCTCGGCGGCTACCTCTGGGGAGATTTGGAACTTGTCGACCAGGGCGGCCTTGACGGCTGCCATCTCGTCCTTTTCCTCGTCGTCCATCATCTCGTCCTTCTTCTCTTCTTCCTCCATCTCGACGACCTTGGAATCGGCGTCTACGTTCAGGGTGCCACCGTCGGACAGTTCATACGCTCCGGCCTCCAGAGGCGCGGCCTCGCCATCCTCAGAAAGGACACGGACGGAGGCGCCAGCGGAGAACGCTTCGGCTTCGGTGGCAACAACACGCCCGTCGTTGAGGCGGGCTTCGGCGTAGAGGTCCTGACGCTCTGCCTCGACGACAGACTTGACGGCCTCCTTGAGTTTCTCAATTACGGACATGGGTAGTGTTTTCGATTCGGGATATAACGTCGATTCAATCGTTTGAAAGGAGCGGGTCGAGCTCTTCGTGGGTCTCGCAGGGCATAAACATAGTACGCCCGTTTATCTCGTGGGGATGGTGGCCTTCACACCCTAGCGCCGAGGCCATGAGTTCGGCCTCTAAGGGGGTCCCGAAGAGGGGCTTGCCGTCTAGGAAGGCAATCGGTTCCAATACGTCACGAACGGCGGCGGCAATGGTCTCGATGGTGATATCCTCCATCTTAACCAACTTGTCTATAAAGTACCCCTCGATGGAGAACCCCCTGTATTTTTTGTCTTTTACGTCGCTCCACACCTCGCCGTTATGCACGCGGACGGAGACCATCCACGTACCGGTCGGGACATCGAAGCCATAGACGGCGGCCTTGTCGCGGTCCTTGTCGGCTACAATCCAGCTCTCGAAGATGGAAAGGCCGTCGACCTTGGTCTGATGCTCTACGGTATACTCTCCGTTGCGCTTCTGCCGCATGAAAAGTTCGGCGGCCTGCTGCACCGTCTCCTTCGAGAAGTACACCTCGAACTCCTCTTGCTTGACGTCATCCCACCGCGGGATCATCTTCTCCGGAATCAAGGCCGGACCGATTAGGAGCTTCTTGTCTTCGTCGACCTTGGCGAGGGTGAGCTTCTGGTCCTTGTTGAAGTACACGAAGTTCTCCTCGATGGCCGGGAACTTCACGAGGCTGATAGCCTCCACCCCGAAATCGTCCTGCTCCTCATCAATCAATAACTCGACGGTCCTCATAGTGTGGTCTGAATTTGTAGCTCCCGATTTAGGGCTTGCTTGTTGCTGATCTCGTTCTCTACTACATATGCCCGCACGGGTTCCGGTGTGGGGGTCTGCTGGTTCGGGATGAGGGAGCCGACATCGACCCCGACGGATTGGGTACC